CCATGTTACCAATCCAATTGTGCAATCTGAACTATCAGAAAGTGCAGAATCACTTGGCGCCATTAAACCATCCGTTACTGTCCTCACATACGATCCACGTACTGGAGCTCCTGAGCGCATCATTATCAGCCCAACAGCTGGAGCAGATGAGTGTTTCAACATTCCTAGCTTCATTACAGATAAACTTGGAGAACCCGATTTCGAAATTGAAGACTGCTTGCTCGCAGTTAATGATGTCGTTAATGCCATTGAAAAATTACAACCTAAAAGTTGTGATCGACACGCCATCATTAAATGGTGCCTTGAGTACTTTACTCGTCCCACTGGAAAATGCAGTGATAAGTCCTCTGCGCCTAAAGGCTCTGGCTTATTACCAACAACATCTGTTGGTGCCATTCCAAAATATTACAGGACCATTAGATTTCGAGATTTGGGTATCGCGGTACCCCCTGCACCGCCAAAACATGTTGCGCGAAGCTCGGGAGAGAGCACTGACGTTAGGATTGAACAGGAAGGATGCGAAGGTCAAGAATTTCTTGAAGATAGAAACAAGCGTAAAACAGGGAGATCCACGAAATATTTCTCCAAGAAGCGATGAGTTTCTAAGTATCATCGGCCCGTATATTGCGCAGATTGAGGCTGCCCTTCATGACCACAAAAGCTTAGTTAAAGGATTATCCATGAACCAACGTAACCATAAAATTAGAACGTTGACTGGTTACTCTCATTTTATTGAGACTGACTATTCAAGATTCGACACATCTATTTCCATTGAATATTTAGAACAGGTTGAGTATTTGTTCCTGACAACACCATTTATGTCAGACGAACATTGGCTCTTCCGCCAAGCTCTCAGGATGGCTCACCATACTTTCGGTGTTAGTGACTTGGGTATTAGTTATTCTATACCAGGCACTCGCTGTTCAGGTGATGCCCATACTTCCATCGGCAATGGTCTTATAAACCACTTTAATACGTGGCTTGCTCTGGAACCCCTTCCGGCTGATAGCTGGACATCCTTTCACGAGGGTGATGATGGTATCATAGGTGTCGCTGAGGAATTTATAGATCAAGCCTGCTACAATATGCATTTGATGCCGTCCTTAGGCTTTCAGCTTAAAATGGACAGGCATAATGATCTGACGCAAACGAGTTTTTGCGGCAGGTTTTTGGCTGCAGATAAAGACGTTATAGTGTCTATCTGCGATTTAAAACGTACATTAGCCAAGTTGCATACCAGTTGTAGCGATGGAGACCCTATGTCGTTGATAGTTGCCAAAGCAATGAGTTATTATCATACCGATAAGAATACACCGATTTTAGGCGCTTTTTGCACCACATTAATATCGTTATATTTGCCCTATCTCTCTAAACGTCGAATTGAGAGGGCTATCGGTCATTTGAGGACGGAAATGTATCATCGTTTCAAAAGTCAAAACCTCAAATCATTTTATACTACCAACTATGCTCCGGTGGAACCTTCCGCTGTTAAACGAGCATTGGTCGCATTACGCTGTGGCTATACACCTGCCACACAAATTGCGTATGAACAGTATTATTATAGCTTCTTGCGATTGGGTTATTTACCCAGCAACATCGACCGCATACCTGAGGGGTGGACGCTGGATCACACAGCGCATATTCATGGACCTGTGTCTGATTTCGTTCTTTAATTTATTCAAGGCTTTCACGATCCTTGTCTTAATTCAGTACTTGTAAGATGTGAACTATCGTACTAGGTGACCTACGCCTGTCTGTAAGACGAAGGTGGGGGGCGTGATACCGACGCGAGT